GATGGCAGGGTCGCGGGCGAAACACTGAAGTCCGCCTTTGGCACATCCGTCGCGCTGCCGTCGCTTGCCGTGTCGCTCTCTACGAGCTTGAGGACAGCCATGGCGATATCCATTGCGCCCGTACGCAAAATGATCGTCACGTGGCCCACATTGAGAGTATCGATTTCGATGCTGGTGAAGGCGGCGTTGTCTACTATGGCGCCCGGATCGATTACCGCGGCGACTTTCATGTTGAGTACGTCAATCATGGCTGTTCTCTCTTTAAGTGGCGGGCGAGCCGGAGCTCGCCCTTACCTTTCGTTTTTAGCCGGTCGCTAACAGCTACCGGTGATCTCGTTACGACGCGGCGCTGATCAATCCGATCACCGGGCCCGCTTTGACGGTGTCGCCGACGTCGTGATGATTGACGTCCCAACGAGTGGTGCACTTCATAGAGATCAGGTCGTTATCCCAATCGTCGTCATTTGTGTCGGTCTGCTTAACGGTTTGGCCCAGACGATCACCGAAGGTTGAAGACTTCGAAATGTCTCCGAAGTAGCAAGCGATCTGGCTGTTCGCGTCGGAGCTCGGCAGGACCTGCGAGATGCGAACCGGGTAGCCACGCAGTTTCAACTCGGGCGCGTTGGCATTGTCGGATTCGGTAGTTCCGCCAGCCGCAATCAGCAAGGGCACAACCGTGTTCCAGAAGAAGGACCGGTGCATGTACCAGGCCGTGTTCGCGTTATCCGCGTATTGCGGCAGCGCCGCGATAACTTTGATGAAGTCGCCGAGCACGAACTCACTGAAGAGATTGCCGGAGGCGACGACCAGGCCCTTGATATTTGCGATGGTGGCGTCAACGCCGCGCAGCTTGGTCTTCAGACCGACGACGCCGTGATAAGTCGAGGACCCGTCGGCATTGAAGAAGGCGTTATCTTCGGCGTAGGCGTGCGCGTACGCGCTTTCGCCGGCGAACTTATCAGCGATCGAGATGATCGCGTCCTCGGTAAGCTCATCTTCGATCTTGGTAGTGACTTTCCACTTGCGCGCGACGAGCTCAAAGAAGTCCCAGTCCATTTCGGACTCAGCGACCTTGCGCGAGCTTCCTTTCGCGCCGGCCGGATAGGCAGTGAGACCCTGTCTCTGACGGCGAACGTTCTTGGTGGCGGACGTCATCGTCTCGACGTCGCCAAACTGGCGCACCAGGCCGAACTGCTCGCGCAGGACGACGAGCGTGTCGCTGAATTCCTCCGGGACCCAGATGCCGCCCGAGGCGTTGTCATTCTCACTCTGCGCGCGCGACAAACGCTTACCGTCGCGTCTCAAGGCGATGCCGTTTTCACGACAGAATGCGCGGCATTCATCAAATCGCAGCACAGCGCCGAGGAACTGGCCAAAGCGGTGTGCTTCCTCGTGATTCTTGAAGTTCTTTAACCGGACGCGGGAAGTGATTCGCGCGGCCCCGCCGCCGTTGCGGCTGGCGACCGCCTGAGGATCTTCCTGATCCGGACTTGAGGCTTTGGCGCGCGCTTTCCGATCGTCCAGGAGAGCTTTCTTCAGATCAGCTTCGTCGCCTTCATTGCCCAGGGCCCGGTTGCTGGCAATCAGTGCGAATCGCCGGCCCTCCTCGTCACCGAGCGAGGCGGCCTTGGCGATCGCAGCAAAGCGCTCTTCGCGGGACTGCTCCGGCGCGGTCGAGCGTTCGTCGGGAGATTCATCTTCGTAGTGAGTTTCGCAGCGCTCGTTGTCGCAGGGTTCGCTGCCTTCAGGGCAATTCTGGGTGCGGAGTTTACGCTTGAGAGATTTGAGTGCCATGTTCGTCCTCAGTTTTTGCCGTCGGCCTACCTTCGAAGGGGCGGTGGCTTTCGAACGCGGAGTTTGCGCGGGGTGAGTTGGTTTTTTTGGAGTTGAGCGAGACTTCGACTCTTCGTCGTCAGTGCAGGAACCGTCGCACTCTTCGTCTTCGCATTCAGGGTTGTCGCAGGCGGGTTGGTCGTCAGCGCGCAGACTTAGCTCGCGATCAGTCCCGGTGTCGGTGTCAGCAGGAACAGCGACAAGCGAACCTTCCAGAGGTTCCCAATCGGTAGCGGTTAACGTGTCGGTCTTTTCGTCGTACTCGTACTTATGAATGATGTAGCCGACGCTGGTTTTGGTCCGGATGCCCGCGAGCACATCTTTCCACTCGTCATCGGCAGACTTCCGCTCAGAGAACTTCACCAGGCCGCGAGTTTTGTGGTCTTCGATACGGACGGTTCCGGGAACAAAAGCGCCAATTTGCCGACGGGTATCGTGATCGCTGCAAAAGGCTCCGCCATCATTCAGTCGGCCCAGCCTTACGGCGCCCTTTTCGTGCGAGAGAATCTCTGTGTAGTACCAGCGGTCGTAGGGTGCGTCGGTCGCGATCGACAGGTCGATCGTCCGCTCTTCTTCGTTGATGTTTTCGCGCTTGATTGTGGGGAGTTGGCGGTAGAGCTTTTTGCCAACGATTTCGCGAGCAAGAAATTGCCGACGCTGATCAGAGGTGAGCTTGAGGAAATCGCGGCGTTTCATCCGGGCGAGGATGAATTGCGCGCGGCTGGAAAATTTGAGTTAAGCTAGGCGTGATGGCTGATCGGGAAAAGTTTGCGGTCGAAGTGGCGACCGACGAAGCCGGGAACGTTCTATGGATTGAGCGTTATATCTTCAAACGGATTCACGGCCCTGGCGAGTCTTTCGTTAAAGACAAGAGAACCTATGTTGTGGTCGCATCAAGCCACACGGAAGGAAAGCATGGCGCAATTCTCGTTGAGCATGTCGTGCGGGACCCTGGCGCTTGTTTTCCGCCTAAACCGGACACTCAATCTAAGACCGTTCTTGTTACTCCCCCCAACTCGTCAGTTGACAACACTCGACCCCTAAGCGAATACCAGCAGGTTCCGACTATTCTTGATAGCGAGACTCGTATGGAGCGGATCGAAGAGTTCGCTCGGGATAACGCAATCCTCCACAATTGCCTCGCTTATGCGGAATCGCTCCGACTCGGTCGCGAAGTCGCGATGGAGTTAGCCGTCTGCGCCCTCGTCGAAGACAACCAGAGACTCGAGCAAGATTTGGTTGTTCAAATCCAACGAAAGGGTACCTGGAGTACCTAGCCTCCAGACGCAGCGCTATCCCCATTCGGATCCTTTGGATCCTGCGGCTGGTTCTCCGGAGCGCTGCCACTGGTGGGCTTGCCGCCGACGAAGACAACGCCGGCAGCTTTGGCGGCTTCCTTGATCGTCTTGAGCTTCTCCAGGTTCTTCCAGAAGTTGCGGCCTTTCTTCGCGAGAATGTCGATCTGGTTGTTCAGCCCGTTATCGCACTCCATCACGTCAGCCTGCACGTCCTTCAGCGGATCGTAATAGTCCTTTTCACGCGCGGTGATTTGCGGCGTCGACAAACGAATAATGTCGCGCGGCTCGAGCGGGAAAGCGTTGCTCAACATTGAGCTTTTCAGCCAATCAACGTTGACGGCGCGATATCGATACTTAAAGGGGCTTTGAAGAATCGACCAATGGTCATTTTCGTTTTGCCAGCCCAGACGTCCGGCCGAGAAATTCACTTCAGTTAGATCGCTGGCAAACGTGTAGTACTCGGGACCAAGGCTGGCCGTCACGCTGTGAAGCATGAAGCTGAGAAACGGCTTGACCAGGTCACTCGGATATTTCCAGTCGGCCGTCTTGAATTCCTTGTTGCCGATATCCGTAATGATTCCTGGCTCGACGTGGTCGAGCAGCTCCAACTCGCCATCATCGTCGTCATCGTCACTCGTCGGGCCTTTTCCTTCAGCGTTCCGCTCGAGCTCTTCTTTGCTCATGGAGAGCGGATCGCCCTGCCGGTCCTGGTAGAAGCCCATCTTTGAGGCGCCGATGCGCGCGGCCACGACGGCCGCGTACTCGAACTCGCCGATGGTCCAGAGCTTCAGCATTGCCGCATGGGCCCATGGCACGCCGCGGGTTACGGTTTCATCGCCGCAGTTCTGATCGAAGGGAATGAAGTCGAAATAGATATCCTCGGCCGAGACAAAGGTGCGCCGCTGAACAGCGGGCCGCATTCCGCCAAAATAGGCATCGGCCGGCGGTGTCAGCCAGTAGCCGACGTGTCGATCGTTGTCATCGATTTCGACGGACATGATCACCCGGTTGCCGTTTGGTCGAGTTTCGCTATAAGTCTCGTCGAGCCAGGCGACGTCGATTTGCTTCAGCGCGAATCCATAAGGATTGGCGGCCGGGACCTTCCGGAACATGACTTCGCCGTCACGCGCGAGCGTAGTAATCCACTTCAATTGAATGTCGTGCCAGGAGAGACGGCCGTTCGCCGAAGCGTTTTCGGGATAGCCCCAGAGCTGCCAGTGCTGTTCGACCAGGTCATTGAGTTTATCGTCCGGTTTGCCGCGCGGTGTTTTCGCCTGGGCTTCGTACGTCATGCCCTCCGGACCGACAACGTTGATGCGACACATGCGCAGGAACTTGATGAACCAATCGTTATTGCGGGCCATGTGGCGCGAATTGGCGCGCAGCGTGCGGAGTGAGCGATAGACGTGCGGGCCCAGAGACTGGCCGTGGCCGAAGAGATCGCGTGTGAGGCGGTTTCGTTTTGCAGACTGGAAGCTTCGCCGGCGCGGGCGTCGCGCGGCCTTCAAACCAATATCGATCGTGGCTACGGAGGCGCGCCGGCTATCAATTCGCTCGGCTATCTGTAGCGCGTCGCGGGTTAAACGCAGAGCGTTTTCATGCGCGCGAACGGACGCCGCGTTTGCCGATGCTGCGTGAGTGTCGATGTTGAGGATGCCCATCTAAAGATCCAAAGCGCCGTCAAGCCGGCGCACTCCAAATTAAAAGGCGCATTTGATATTTCTGAATTCGCGTCCTTTCCGTTGCTCACGCACATATATGTTCCAGTAATAAGTCCGGAGGTCTGTGAGTTCCTTGGGAGAGCAGCGCTCGAGGTCGCGATCGGCGATGCGGTAGCGTTTCACGCCGTTGGACGCGAGTGGCCCGGCGAGCATAAACGCATCAATGGCGTCGACGATCTGCTTGGCGACCGAGCGCGTCTCGAGCGTCCCGGACACGGCCGGCTTCGCCACGACGATGCAGTCCTCGTCATAGACAAAATGCTTTTCGCTTCCCTTCTCAACCCAGCCGACGAGCCGCCAGGTACCGGGCGTCAAGTCGGAGCTCGTGCTGGCGATCGTCGCGAGGAAAGCGGCGCCGTCCACGTCGGCCGTGAAGTCGAATGCCGTACCGGGCCCGCGGACGGAATACTTCAGCGCCCAGCTGTCGACGGCCAAGAAGTCGTCGAAGGAGCGCGACCACTGGACGGTTTCGCCGGCGATGAAGGCGCGCGGTTCGGTTTCTGGAGTATCGAAGCTCATCAGAATTACGACACGACTGGAAGCGCGACGACGGTGATTGAAATAGCGCCCGTACCAGTGCCGGTTGCGGCGGTCGCGGTTACCAGGAGCGCCTTGCCGGCGGAGAGCGTCCCGACATAGACGAGCTGCGCACCGAGCGCGCCGGTATTCAATCCGGATTTGAATTTGGTGGTAGTGCTGGTTTCGCCGATATCGAAGCTGGTTGCGGCGCCGTTGCCGGCGGCGAAGGCCTCAGTGACAGAGACCGTGATCAGAACGTCGCGATCGTTGAAGTTGTCGGCTGCCAGCAGTGCCTGCGCGCCGGCGGTTGTTTTGGCGTAGCCGGTCGCGGCGGTGGCCGCGTTCGCAAACCCGCGCGTGACGCGCGCGCCGGCGGTCGTCAAGATTGAGGACAACAATTGCGGGAGAGTGACGCCAAAACGATTTTGCAGCCAGGCAGCGAATGATTGAGCCATGCAGAGACCTCCGAGCCGAGAGGATGGCTGAAAGTCACGAGGAAATTTGGAGTTCGCGGGAGTAAAATGGCGGCGCGATGTTTCCGGGCTTCTACGATGATTTCGCGAAAGGCTTCTCAGTCTATGCCGCCAATTGTATTTGCGGTTGGGGTGAGGTCTTTTCGTCGAAAGAAGAGTTCTCGGGAATTTGTCCGCGGTGCGGCATTGATTGTGAGTGGCTGCTTGAGCTTTGGACGGACTATCTCTCGCAGACTCCGGCCGAGGAAATCAGCGTTGATGCGTTTCGGGCTTTGGCGACCAAGAAGCGAAGACAGCGTGAAGCGTGGCCGGAGGTTGTTTACGAAGACGTTCTCGACGCGGACGAAATCACTGGCCTTCCTGAGAAGCTAACCCCTCTCGAGTGGACTACGAAATATCGACGGTCTACCAATCCTTCCAACCCGTAGCGAAGTTGCGGCCGCGGCGCCGGCGCTTCTTGCGACGCCCGGGTGTTTGAGTCTGGGGCGGAGGCGAGGCCTCGGGAGCCGGATCCGGCGCCGCCCTTACACGTCCCACCGCATCGCTGATTTTTGCGAGCACTTCATCCGGCCCAGGCAGGTCTGCAGGCGACGTCCGCACGTCCGGACTTCGCTTGTCAGCGGCAGGCGGAGTTGGTGGTGCGACCGGCGGCGCCGGCGGCGTGTCGCTGGGCCCGCCCGCTACCGCAGGCGGTTCCGACTCTGGCTCCTTCTTTTGTTCGTCCAGTTTCTTCTGCAGCATCCGCGCCATGCGTTCCAGCTGGGGATTGAGAATCGCAAAAGCGTAATAGTTCTGGACCCAGGTATCGAGGACCTCGTTGCGGGCGTCGGGCTTAATTAATTCATAGATGCGCTTGCCCTTTTTGTTCACGCCCGGGCGCTCGCTAAGCAGCTGCTTGAAATAGTCTTTGCCAAATCGGGTCTCATCGCTGGGAATGTGCACGTAACCGGGACCGGGCTTCGCTACGCGGATTGACGCGAAGATATCGTCCTTAGCGGTTTCAGTGCCGCCCATGAAGCGCATCGCCGGCGGCTTACCGACGAGCGCCGGCTTTGAAATCAGAGGTTGCCCGGCGGTCGACGATCCCTTGGTTGCATAGACACGCCGGCCGGCGTTCTCGCGGCAGAATCGATAGACCTTGTCGGAATGGTGGCCTCCGGTGTCGATCGTGGTGCACCAGATTTTCATGGCGCGATCGTCTTCGCGGATAAACTCTCGCGTGAGTACTTCGTTGAGCAGCCGATTCCAAACCGGCCGGAAATTCGGATCGCCTTCCAGCACGATGTAATCCAGGACCCATTTCTCGCGATTCAATCCCCAGCCGATGACCTGCACCTCGAGGCGATTGCCCTGCACGTCGACGCCGCAAGTAATGATCAGGACCTGGTCCGGAACTACACCGTAATAGTTTTCGCGGCGCGAGAGGAGATCGCTGGTTTCGATCGGTGAATCATCATCCTGCCAACCGCGGGCGAGTGAGAGATTTACGAAGGTCTTTTTCTTCTGAAGATCTCCGGAGCGTTCGGCTTCGTTATAGGCCTCAATGATTTCCTGCCAATGGACCCAGGGCGAATAGGCTTCCCAGATGAAAAAGCCCGCGTGTCCTTTGAAAGGCTTCGCGGCGATCCACTTATGGGCCGCCAGCATGTCCTGTTTGTGATCGTGTTCGATTACGCAACCGTGCGGATTACAGATGAAATAGGCATTGTCGCGATCAAGCCTTTCCCACTCGAGCATTTGATATTCACCGCACTGGGGACATGGCAGATAGAGGCCGCGCTGGTCGCTCTCCTGGTAGCTGAACTCGATCGGTGAATATCGCGACGCGTCGGGCGCCGTACCGGGCGGGTTCGGGAGACGATTGCGCGGCGTGGAAATGTCGAGGAATTTCCGGCTGCTGCCAACGGTAGTTGTGCGCCGTTTTACGATCGCACGTCCGTCGCCTTCTTTGGTCTTTTCCCAGGCGTCGCTTTCATCGATGATGACGACCCGTACGAAACGTGAGGAGAGCGTGGCGGCGGAAGTTCCCCAGCCCATGGCCAGGTAGCCGCCGGGAAATTTCTTTCCGGTGAGGGTGTTATTGGAATCTCGAGCGCGACGATCTTTGACCAGCGCTCGCAGCGCCGGCGTGTCGCGAATCATGGGATCCAGAGACTCGATTACGAAGGCCTTGTTCTTACCTTCGGTTTCGCACGCATAGAGAATCTTGGACGGATCGGCGTGCATGAAATAGCCGATCGTGTTTTCGGCCAGGGTCGTGCCGGCGATCTGGACGGACTTAATGAACGTGAGGCGTTGGCACGTCGGATCCGAAGTCGCGAGATCCGTCGGCTCGCGCATGTAGGGAGTTAATTCGAACGAGAATTTGGTAAGACCGATCGAGGCTCGATAGGACCTCTCCGGAGAGAGTTCGCGATATTCTTCGGCCCATTCCGAACCGGTCATCGCGTTGGGAATT